TGACGGCTGTAATCTCACAGGGACAGTGGTTTTTTCAGAAGTATCTCACCGAGGAACAGCTACAGGCTCTTCCAGAGCGTTTCGGCTTAAAGCCGTTCATGTCATACAAAAAGTCCGGTTATTTCGGATTCGGATGTGAGAAGATAAAAGAGCTGCCTCGCGAGATGTATATCAAGGCTTTACAATATGAGTTTAACATGCAGCTTCCGAATAAACAGAGGTATGGAAGACAGCATGATGCACTCAGGGCTTTCGGCTTTGAAGACGAGAACGGAAACATCAAGTAAACGTAGGCTTTGAGAGGTTGCAAATATGATTAAAACAGATGGCTAAAATGTTGCAAAAATGATAATTTTTTTGTATCTTTGTAGGTGCAAATAAGATTATAACTAATCAACGAAAAAGAAACTAAAAATGGTAAAAATTGAATTCGCAGAATTTAAAGGTATTTATAAGATTCTTTGGTTGCGCTATGTAAGTGGTGTAGACCTAAGCCAGCACTGTATGAAGTCTCTCCTTGGTAGTAATGACAGGAGAGTTTATCCATTTATGAAAAAGGTTTGGAATCTTGAGTTGAAAGATGCCCCGTACTATTACTTGTGTGGTGTTGATCTTAACTTCGACTGGAGAAAAAACCTGCACCTTGCGTTTAGATATAGCTGTGGAGAAGTCTTGGAAGTAGACAATGAATTTATACGCTGTCGTATTATCAATGCAAGGAGAATGGAAATCAGTGAACGTTTCATAGATTGGAGCCTCCCACAGTCTCGTAACAAATATTTTAATACGTGCCGGAACTGGTGGTTTGCCAACATGATAGCTCGTAATCCTGGTACACGCAAGCCACCTGTTCAAGGCAATCTTTTTGGTTAAAAATATGTTGCCAGAACTAAAGAAATTCAGAGAAGCGGCTGAGGCTTGTCACGGAAACTATTCCCGAATAGCCGATGCCTTTGGTGTAACAAGACAAACAGTTTATAACTGGTGTAAAGAGGATCCCGATTTCAAGGAGGTTGTCAACGACTGTAAAATGCGCCTTTTCGATCAAGCTCTTGATGCTGCTCGTGCTCTTACTGTAGGAATTCCTAAGATTGGAGTTAACGGACAACTTCTTGGGTGGATAGAACGACCTGACGGTCAGATGGTGCGGTATATCCTTTCAACTCTTGGTAAGAACGAAGGGTTTACCGAACGAAAGGAGCTGACAGGTGATGGTCAACCCTTATTTCCTAAAGTTATAAATCTCATTACCGATGACTTGGAGACTCCACAAGAGTTCAAAGTGGACGAACCAGAAAGAAACGAATAATGTTGCCGATATATATTATCAAAAGAACTGAAGATATCTGTGTGAGCATGGAGATGACTCCTTTGCTTTCCCTCTATATTCGTAAGATACCAGGAATGGTGTTTTCCGAAAAAGAAGGCTTGTGGGTATGCGATAAGCAACTCCTGTCGTTTGTCAGAGATTTCGGTTCTTTCTGTGTAAAGAGATATTTGGCATCAGAAGTAATAGAGATGGAGGGTGGCGATGGTATTCACCATAGCTTTGCAGACAGAATGCCGCTTATGGACATGCCCGATGGTATTCCTTTTAAACCCTACGATTATCAGATTAAGGGAATGCGCTATGCTTTAGAGAAGAAGCGTACATTCTTTTGCGATGATATGGGACTTGGAAAGACTCTTCAGGCTGTAGGCTCCTGCTGGCTGGCAAAATCATATCCAGTACTGGTTGCCTGCCCACTGGCGATGAAAGAAACGTGGAAGAGGGAATTTGAGAAATGGACGAAGAAAAACTGCCTTGTCATAGATGACGAACATAGACACGATTGGTGGCGTTATGTTGAAGCAGGTAGTTATTCCGTTGTTATTGTGAACTATGAGAGCATCAAGAAGTATTTCATATCGCGTGTGGTCAATAATTCCCATACGATGAAGAATATTGTTGTTGATCCTCATGTAAGAATGTTCAATACGGTAATTATAGATGAGTGCCATCACACAAAATCTCCTGATTGCCAGTATGCAAAGTATTTGGAAAAGATTTGCCAAACCCCGGAATACATCTTCATGCTCAGCGGAACACCAGTTGTTCTCGGTAACGCAGACCTCATTCAGCAGTTAAAGATAATGCGTAGGATGGACGATTTTGGTGGCGTTGCTAAATTTCGCAGACGCTACTGTCAAGGCGCTTCTGGGTCAAGTAATAACGCTGAATTAAACGTTAAGCTATGGAATACGTGTTTCTTTAGACGTGATAAGTCGCTTGTATTGAAAGACCTACCAGAAAAGATGAGGCAATATATTCCAGTTGATATATCAAATCGCAAAGAATACACTCTTGCAGAAGAGAATTTAGTGCGCTTCCTCAAAGAGTACGCAAGGTTATCGAACAAGAAAATCAAGAAGTCTATGCGAGGCGAAATGATGGTAAGAATATCTTATCTCCGTCGCCTCTCTGCTATTGGTAAGATGAGAGTAGCTATCCCGTTTATTCATGACATTATAGACGGAGGGCAAAAACTCATAGTATTTGTATTCCACAAAGAAGTTGTTTCGGAACTAAGGAGGCATTTCCCATCTCTTGTTACTGTAACAGGGTCTGACTCTGCTAAAGAGAAACAGAGTGCCATAGATTCTTTTCAAAACAACCCCTCCTGTCGGCTCATTGTTGTAAACTACAGAAGTGGAGGATGTGGAGTAACGCTCACCGCCGCCTCTCACGAACTCTTCCTTGAACTCCCATGGACGTGTTCTGACTGTGAACAATCAGAAGCAAGAGCTCACCGCAATGGACAGAAGAATGCTGTGAACTGCTATTACCTCATAGGAAGAAACACTATTGACGAGGACATCAATGAAATCATAGAACAGGAGAGGGAAGTTTCAAAGCAAGTAATAGGAGCAAGAGACGACGCCATTATTGACAACGAAGTAGATATTCTCTTACGACATTTCGATATTAAACAAGAAAACAAAACAGAATAAAGACATGACACCA